CATTAGACGCCTCTATTTCGACGGTTCTTTGCAATCGTTGCATAAACTTCATTAACTGAAATCTTTTTTCCTTTATTAGTGGCACCACGACTAACGTGTGCTTGTTCTGCAAACTCTTGAGCCTTTGGCTTTGGTTGCATACGTTCTTGAGTGCTTGTTGCTTTTGATGTTGATTTCCACTCTGGGTTTGTTTCACGACCAGGAACACTGCGGTCAAAAAAGATTTCTCCACCTTCTGGGCGGCGCTCATCTGTTTTGCCTAAATCATAACCAGCAATTTGCTTTCCTGCAGAACCTGCTTTACGGGCAGCATCAAGCGTAGTTTCTTTTCTAGAAATATCTTGAAAGATTTTTTCTCCAGATTTCCAAGCACCATGGTACTCATCATTTGAAGCAGCGTTAGCGTGTTTTTTACGAAAATCTTTTACTTGACCAGAAGTTATTGGTGCATTAGTTACTTTTTCTGCACCTGGAACAGACACCATAACGCCTGGACCCTCTGCAGGTTTAGCCGTCTTAATGTTGTGACTTGCTCCGCCTTCTTGGTTTACAACGTGTGCAAACGCTTCAGCGCTTAATGAGTCGTGCATTACGCACCTCCGAAATTGGCGCCCTTGTCTGACGTTGGCATACTTGCTTTCGGTGCATCATCCCAATTCAAAGTTGTTCCACGTGTCTTGTTTGAGTACGCAGCAGGAGAACTGCCACGCTCATTACTACGCCACGCTAAACGAGAAGCAATGCTTCCAGTGGTACCTGAACTTAATGAAAGAGGAGGAGTTACGTAAGAATTTTTTTCAACTCCACTTACATCACTAAATTGAGAAGATGAAATAGATGACATTAGCGAACGCTATTCATACCATCGTTAAAGTTTGGTGCTTGACGTCCTGAAACTGATGGAACAGTTCTTGCACTAGCCATTGTTGGACCTGCTGCTGGGTCAATTGTTGGCGCAAAGTTTACACTTGTACGATAACGAGCACCCATACGCTCTGATGCAACTGCATTTCCTGCAGAAACATTTTTCTTATTTGCTTTTCCTCCAGCAGTTGGGTCTGCTGCTTGTGTGTTCTTTTTTGGCATTAGTTTGCCAACAGCAGGCTTTGCGCTTGGTGATGTGAACGAACCTGCTTCACTACCCATGTATGCTCGTGCGCCTGATGCAATAACTTGCTCTGGTGATAATTCTTTAGCCATGCTTTTACCTGCCGCTTCATGATGATTTGAAGGTGCGCCCATGCGACGACGCATTGCGTGACCCATTGATGTCCAAGATGCCATTGTGACTCCTTAATCTATGTCCAAGGATAAGTCTTTATTAACTTGCTGTAATGGCGAATACAATGGCGGATATTTCTCCGTCACGGGATTCGATAGTTGTAAACCCAGGAATGCAAGAAAGGTCCATACCTCTTGGGGCTACGTAACCACGAGCAATTGCAATTGCTTTTACTGCTTGGTTAACGGCTCCAGCACCTACGGCACGTAGTTTTACCTCGTGTTTGTCGTAAATTGCGTGGGCAATGGCAGATGCAACGCTCTGTGGGTTAGAAGATGCGCTAACCCGTAGGAATGGCTCATCTGTAGGTACTACGTCGGGTGTGTTAGTCAATTGTTAGTCCTTTAGTTCGATGTGGTGTGCCACTCCTAAACTAAAGGATAGGGCTAAATACGTGGTTGGTCTCTGTATTTGCCATCTGACATTTGTTCAACAACAGCCTTTTCTATCTCATTTATATGGGTTTTGGAGACCAACCGTGCCAATGCGTATGCATCCGCAGCATTGTCATCACTAAACTCCATGCCCCAACGTTTGTATATTTGCAATAACATCTCTTGTTTTTTAGCATTTCCTTTGCCTGCTGCGTATTTCTTCAATGTCATTGGCGGAACTTTTAACGGATACTTTCTTTCGTCATCAAAGAAATCATAAATTGCCAATCTAACACAGGCTGATAACTCTCCAAGAACTAACGCTGCTTGTGACTGCAAGACAGTTCCTTCCATTGCAATATCTAAAATGTCTAGTTCTAGTTCTTCTTCAATGTAATTCATACTGTCAATTAACCATGTACGAATATCTACTAATCTTTCAATTCCAAAATAAGTAGACTTGTATACCCACGTTAAATGTTTAGTTGGGTCTTCTACAGACATTACGGTTAACGCAAACCCTGTAAGGGATTGGTCAATACCAAGAGTTACATCACCTTTTTTAGGTAAACCACCATCAAATAATTTAGTTGGCATTGAGGGTAAACTCCATACGTGTACGAACAAGTGTTCGTAAATCTTCTAAAGTACCCTCGTTCTTTAAAATTTTATCTACAGGATATCCATCCATATCATGTTCTGATACATGACTATTTACTGCTTCTACACCATTACGTTTAATTCGCCACAGTTGTCCGCCACGGGCGCCAATGCATTCGGCTTCGTTTATAAACCGAACATCGGAAATTACAACTTTGTCAGAAGAATGTAAATCTTTTAAAACTTGATATATCCAAATATCATCACCAAGTAACTTACGAGCCCCAACACCAATTGATTGAAGTAAATGGCGTACTTCAGGTTGAGATTTTGCAACTTCCCAACCATAGGTATCTATGAGGTGCTGTAAACGATTGCCACCAATTTGTGGATTAGTCTCATAAAGAAACTCTCTAATTTTGTCTGCAAACGCTGCTCTTGTGTACCCGTATTCCTCAACTAAAATCTTTGCTACTTCGTCTTTACCTGAACGTGCATATCCTGATAGTCCAATAATCATGGTGTGCCATAATCCTTTCGGAATGAGCGCTGGTCTGAAGTACGGCGAGTAATCTCTCTTGATACCAGTGTGGTATCACGTTCTTGATTCTGCAACATTACTTCCCACGCTTTACGTTGTACATAGGATTGGTGATGTCTGTCTTCTAAATCTTGAACTTCTTCATCCATTGAAATCTGTGCTTTAACAAGAGTTACTCTATCTCCTTTTTCTTTTGCACCCATCTTTTCAACTAATAATGATGCAACTTTTCTATCTAACTTCTTTTCTAATGTGCGCTCTTGTATCTGTGCGTTTGCTAATTGAGTTGCAATGTAATCTGCCCACCCAGTAAGAATGGTAAACATTTCTGCCAGTTGTTCGCTAGAAAGAACGGTAATGTCTGGCGGCAACTTAACCATGTCATAGGCAGGTTGCTTTGCCTTTAACAACTGGTCGTGGACTGTTAAGGAATCAAGTTGCATGATTTACACCCTTCCTCTGGATTGAGGTTACATTCTGGCATAACTTCTGTTTTAAGTGCTTTAATGACTTTCTCAGCCTTAAAGAAGATTCGGTCTACAACTTCGTAATCTGCTTTAACCGTAAACTCTTTATACGATTGGTCAGCCTTGAGTTCATACAAAAAAACAATTTCGTTTGGTGCTTCATCGCCAAACATACGCTTACCCAGTTCAAGATACATCTGTCCCTGAAGTAAGTGACTTCTAAATGGGCGTTTAATACTGTTGAACGCCTTAAAGATGTCTCCATTGTTATCTAAAAGAAGTTCTGGGGCTTCATAACGGAATGTGCCTGCACCAACAGACTTGATTTCAATAAGGCAATCATTTCCAATTCCCTTAATCCATCCATCTGTATGACCTGCAATACGGAGTTTGTCATCAACCAAAGTAACTTCTTTATACTCCATACGGGTATCACCACACTTCTCACAGACTGTAGGAGAAATACCAGTCACTGATTCGTGGCAGTGCTTACACTCAAAACGACCGTACAAGTTCCCCATTTCGTGAAACCAGTTTTGCCACTTGTGGTGAATTGCGTGTCCTTCATCAAAGATTGATTGCAAACGTAGGTTTGGCTTCTCTTTCTTTGACTCCCCACCTGTCATCAAGTAATACGAATACTTGTAACAGAAATCGTTTTTAATCATTTCAGATGGGTGAAGAACCGTTGTAGAACGGTCTCCTAGTGGACGGCGCATTAAGTGTCGTTCAATATCACCGAGTAAACGCGGCTCACGCTTCTTGGCATCTAAAAAGCGTTTTAGGTCGTTTTCCATTTATTAGTCCTTACTAAAGATGTATTCTTGAAGTGTTAGTTTGGTTTTCTTTTTGGTCTTGTTCCACTTACGAATTAAAGCGTTCCTCTCACGGTGACTAAGGCCGCCCCAAATACCGTGGGGTTCTTCACGGACAACCGCATCCCACAAACACTCTTTACGGACTGGGCAATGGTTCTTTTTATTTTCTCCAAAGCAATAAACTTTGGCTTTAGCAGCAATGATTCGGTACTGTTCCTTATCCCTAGGAGGATAGAAGATATCTTCATCATCCTTAGACTTAGGTGCAGCGCCTTTACATTGGGCGTGCG